TCCAATCTGTGGGATCGTTAAATCCAATGCTGAGTCCTTCGATACTTTTTGTAATGTCCTTGCGGAACTTTGATACGTCGAATGGTTTTCCTGCCATGATTGCTTCCTTTGTGTTTATGTAAGATGTAATGACGCAAGAGTCGCCCCTTGTGTCATTATTTTGAACTAATGCTTACTGTTTCTGCCTAGCTCTAATCATGGCCAAGATATCCTGTGCCTTGTCAGTACCGCCGGCCTTGGCTTCAACTGGAGCCGATGCTGTTGCTGGCGCATCGTCCTCGTCGTCGAAACTGCTGGTTGCCACAGGTGCTGGCTGAGCCGCACGTGGTGCTGGTGCTGATTCAGCGGCAGGTGTGCTGGATCCTGCTGGCGCATTAACACCTGCTGGACGGAAGTACTGACCCCAACGCTCTACATCGTAGCTTTGCCCATCCACTGAGGCTTCAAACATTTCTTTGATAACCTTGAGTTCAACGTCAGTGGGCTTTTTAGGCAAGAATGTGCTCATATCGAACAGACCATACTGCTCAATGGCCGCTTGTTCAGCTTCGGTGAGTGCTGATTCTTTTCTTGCCCATTTGCTGGTTGAGTAGTCAGCATAGCCACCTTTTGATGTCTTGCTGATACGGAAGTCTAGACCACGTAGCAGGTCAGTTGGTAATTCTTCCAGCTCTGGATCCATCAATGCCGATTTGATAGTGGCAAAGATCTGTGGACCAATGATAAATCTACGGATTGGATTCTCTGGAGCCTTGTCGTCGCTCATTGGGTTCTCACGCACAAAGCCTTGAAACAGATAGTCACGCTTCTTCCAATACTTACGACCCATTTCTTCAAGACTCTTGTCCTTGAACCAGGTACGCACTTCAGTGAGAACCGGACATACATCGCCCCACATTTCGACACAGGGGACTCTGACTTGCACTTGTTTTGAATCCATTTCGCCCTTGATGCCGTTAAATGGCAATCGAATCATGGCACGTTCTTGCCAGAAGAATGTGTTCTTGGCATTGCCGTCGGGTAGGAAGCGTAGTGTTGCTGATTCACCTTCGGATATGTTCCAATGGGCGTATATGCCATTGTCACCGCCGGACGATTGTCCACCTTGTTTTGTTTCACTTGCTGCGAGTCTAGCTCGGATTTCCGCCAATGAGGCCATTTTGTATTACCTTTCTAAGTTTTAGTTGTGATGCCTATCTATGTTACTAGATGATTTTGTGTTGCCTTACGACTTATTATACACTATGTCGTCAGTGTTTGCTACTAAACTGGATAAATTCATTTTACATCTTTTTTTGTGTTGTTTAATTTGAACAGTTGCATAATCTTTTCCGCAATGAGTACAAGCCACTCGTCGATAATGTGTGCCTTTACGAGCCTGGTTCATCTCTGTAAATTGTTTGCTACGTTGTTCTAGGGCACCGGGTTTTTGGTAGATCCAGTTGTTGGTGCCACTGACTTTGGTTGCCACTTCAGGACGCTTCATGTGATGATTGTCACCTTTCATTGCTTCTGCTCGTTTAGCCATAGCAACTGGTTGCTTGAAGTTGTGCTTGCTTCCTAATGACGCTTGGAATATGCGTTGTAATTCTGCTATAGCAGGACGTTTGATACCGTAACAATGATTGTCAGGTCCTTTTTTACCAAAGTGCGGATGATCCGCACCATATAAAGGAGTAATAGATTTGTTGTCGGTTCTATTTAGGTAGTCTTTGCGCCACCCCACTTGTAATCTTTTGAGAACACGATGTTCCCATTGTCTAGCAATAGCGGTGTCTTGGAATGTTTTACGTATTTGTATTACATCTGGGTCGCCGTGCTGTTTAACAAAAGCAGTGACATGGTGGCTTGATGTAAAGTAGGTGACCCAAAGATCATTGGGGTTGCATGATTTGGAGTATCTTACGCCGTAGTAGCTGATGTTCAGCTGAGTCCATTTAAGAAGATATGTGTATGGTTGCATGTCAATCGGTTGCCTGTGTATGTTGCCGGGTACTGCTAGTTGCCTGTGTAGAGTATGCATTATTACATACTCTACTAGTTAATACAAGTACTATTTATCTCGCGGTTGTTCTAATTGCAAGATTACTTGCGCATACCGCTTAGTTCTTTGAGTCGATCCAAAAAGCTGAGATCTTTACTGACTGCTTTCATCTTGCCCGAGTGTCCGTATTGACCTGCCAAGGCCGAAGTGTCTGGTTCGGCACTTTCACTGCTCATGTTGCTGGGGCGTGTCATCATGACACCGTCTGAATCAAGATTTTCGTTTGTTTCTTCATTGCCAACTTCATAATCTGGAGCGGCTTTTACAATATCATTAACACCGGCGGATTTGAGTATTCCAGTCAGGTTGTCTTGATACTCTGGGTACGCAGGTTGCTGTGTGCCAGCAGGGTCTTCAGTTTGGGTGTAAGGGTTCTTGACTGACTCTTCAGCATAGTCGCCTGCGCTTTCACGTTCCATGTCACGATCTTCATCGGGACGTCCGCCCACGATACCACCACCTTGCAGATGGCTTTGTAAATTGGCAGCCACCCATTCATACGGGTCGCCGTCACGAGCTTTGGCAACGCCATAAGGAATCTCGCCAGAATCCATGTAGTAGTCAAACAGGGCATGGTACAGGTCTTCGTCTAGGTCGCCACCTTTTTCAAAGGTTTTGACTTCGTGCTTGAAACGATTTAGCACGTGATCCATGGTCACACCTGCAGCATCACGCAACAGTGTTTCTTCCAGACGATCAACTGCTTTACGGATACCTTTTCTGCGACCGTCGTCTCTGCGAGCATTGTCGTGATCAAAATTGTCGTCCACGTCTGCGTCAAAGGGATTTATCTTGTCAAAATTCCTGCCTGCGTCTAGACCTTGATCAAAGTTTCTCATGGCTCTGTCACTGGAGGCTTTCTTCACATAGCTTTTCAGTGTGTCGCCACTGAGTTCTGCAAGTCCGGCATTGCGTAGCACACTTTCCAGTGTGTCTTGTTCAGTGTCAATGTCGCGGATCAGATTGTCAGCAGCGTCACCACCAAGGTCATCACAGTCTTCCAAATTTTCTTCTTCTAGGTCAGCAGGAGTGGCTTCGTTGGGATTCATTTCAGCCGCAGGATCAATCTGCAATTGATCAATGACTGCACGTACATCTGGATCATCGCTCAACATCTGCAAGCGATCATACACCACCTGACGTGCGTCTGCGTTGGCATCGCGTTCGGCCAACTCTTCCAACTGATCAAACAGTTCATCGTCACCAATCAAGTCATACAACTGTTCAGTGGCGTTGGTTGCATCTGCGCCCACTGGCAAGTCTTGACTGAGTAGTTCAACCAGTTTGGCCTGCTTTTCTGGTGTGTCTGGTGTTTGCCATGTGCCTTCCATGAGACGATTGGCCCATGCTTCAAATATGTTAGCTTCTTTCATTGCTGTTCCTTGTTGTTGTATTCGGGCGATCAACGGCAGTGCGTCTTCGATGCGTTGATCGATGCTTTGTGTTACAAATAAGTGTTTGAGGCCTTCTATGACCACAGACTCTTCGGTTACTGTGGCCGGAGCCCATGATTCAAAATATGTGTCGTAGCCACGTCGACTGGTGAGACTTTTGAGACTGCGTTGTAGATTTTCGTAGTACACTGTGGTCTGTTCAACCAGGGTGGCAGTGTCACCTTCCAACAACTGTCCTTGGTTGGCTCTGCGAAATCTTGAAAGCACACTTAATTCAGTGACCATTTCTGCTATGTGTTGCCCACGAACATCGTAGGGGCGGCCGCCTTGGCGCACATGTTCCAGCATGGCCTTGCCTGCTGTTAGATTGCGGAACGGCAACTTGTAGCGTTCGCCTTCCACAGTTTCCACAAACAAACTTTCCACACAGCGAAATCTGGCTTCGCCCAATTCCATGTTGCGGCTGTGGCGTATCATGAGTCGTGATTGATTAGGGCCGGCATTGTAACTGACATCCTTGCGGCCCACCCATGATTCGAACAGGCCTTCTCGGATTGCAGCTTGTCCTTGCATGCTGTAGCGCAAGTGGTTGAGATTTTTAATGCCAAACGTCATGCGATTGTTTCTGATTGCAAAGTTTTTCATTTGATGCAAAAAGTTGAACCAGTCTGTTTTGTCTGAGCCTTCCATGGTTTTACCAACATTATCGGCGCAGTACACTTCCAAGGCTCCATCCGTGGTCAACATAATGACCACAGTACCATAATCTTTGCCTGATTCGGCACGGAAATTAAAACTGAATATTTCAGCTTGGCTAGGATCAGTGGCAGGTTTTCCTGCACTGTCCAACAGTTCAGGATCAAAATCTCTACTGACCAGTAGATCAAACAGTTTGCGAGCAGGTGTTATTGTTGACATAGTTGTATTTAGTGCATGACACTAATGAAGGGCATAGGCGGAATTATCACATCTCCGTGGTCTCTCAGCTGAGTATCAATGGCATTATCGTAGGTCTGTAGCAGTTGTAGCATGCGTATGGCCAGCACAGTGCTCATGACTAGGTCGTCAGTTTCGCCTGATTTGGCTGCATATCCCACGCCCGACGCCACAAAGGTTTTGAGTTCTGACACCAGGCTGGCGCTGCGTATTTTCATGCGGCCAGTTTCTACCAGAATTTTCAGCTTGTTGCAGGCTGCCAGCTTGCTTTTTGGTGTGGTGTTGAATCCTTTTCGGTATCTGCGATTGCCGCTGCTGTGCGGATCGCTGAGAAAATAGCCTTGTATGCGGTCCTCGCCGTATTCAGCAATGCTGATTAGTGCAGCTTCGCCGATGGTGTTGTTCTCTATGCTGTAGTAGATACGGTCTGGATCCCGGGTTGTTTCGTTGATGTGTGCGCAGATGTCAGCCAAGATTCTGATCTGCTCTGGAATGGTTGTTTTGTTGTGGCGCCACTCACCAATCTGTTCAGTGGTGTTGGCTTCGTAGATCTGTATGGCAGCAGGATCGCCGCCGGTGCCCAAGCTGGGATCCAGGGCCACCACATAGGTACGCCCCGGTTGTGGACGTTGATACCAACGCACCTGCCCGGTCTTGTACAAGGGCTCGTGTCCTTGTAGATCCAGTAATTTTGCCGGAGCAATCAAGGTCTCATCGTTTATGACAAATTCGCAATTTGACACCAATATATTATTGGCATAAAATCGGCGATTATTTTTTACATTTAACAGATCATAAACCTGCTCAGTTCCTAGTAGTGTTACGTTTACTACTGTTTGCTTCCCAGTTGATGTGTGTAAAGTAATACCAGGACGTAGATTTTTAACTTCCATTGTGGTCAAGTTATCTGTGTAGATCTTGTGATCCAGAGTGGCTGTTATGGTATTGCGAGTCAGCTGAACTCGGGCTGTCTGCTTGGTGCCTTTGTTGAGTACTCCGTCAAATTTGCTCCAGCCAGTGTCAGTTAATACTTGCCAGCCCAGCTTGTTTTCTGCTAATTCTTCCACTAATAAATCCCTCGGGTTCTGTTCCTTGCCTATACTGCTTGTCTTTTACACCATCATTATACCAACGTAATCCCTTGCGTGCTTCATTTGTATGATTAAGTCTACCCTTTATCCATCCTGGCTGTGCTGACTCAAGATACTTTTCGTCTAGCCCGTTATTGTACCAGTGTTTGCCGGCAGAGCTTCCTGTTTTTCCTCTATGGGCATCACCTATGCGCTTGTTTCGATCAGCATCAGCATACACTTTTTCCATCTTGTCTTTGTACTCCTCGGTGCTTCGAGCAAGCTCTCGAGACTTGCGTTCATCTGCTGACCAGGTTGTACCTTTTTTACGACCACCAATTCCGGGCCGTTTGACTCCACGATTAGGAGCAGGCTTACCCCACATGGGATTTTTATCGCCTTTTCTATTTTCAGACAGTAATTCGTATACTATCTCTGCGGTAGTAGCAAGTCCAGCTAGGCCTTTCCAGGCCAATTTGTCTTCAATTCGACCGTGCTCCTCGTATAACTCACGATGTGCTTTTGCGTGTTCTTCTACGGTAAGCTCGACCAGATTTGATGAATCGTTTGATCCACCCATGTGCCTTGGTATGATATGATGATTGTGTAGTGTATGTTTGCTCATAATTTACTTTGATGATTATACACTTACTTATCTCGTCCGTGATTATAAACTAAATTTTTTATACAATTCGCCAATTGATAGCAAATGGATTTTTCCAGCTGGATCCTTGACCTTGAGCAGAGCGTCACTGTACAAGCAACCCATTTCTCGTCTAAAGCGATCTTCGCCCAGTTGTGCCTGCTGTTCAATGGCCCAGGCTTCGTCGCGATCTGGATGTTCGTTCCAGTATGATCGGTAGGCTCTAAATCCATTGATGCCTAAGGGAGTTGGATTACCCCATGCATCTTCACATTTGAGAGCACCTTTCCACAAGAGAGCAAACTGATCTTCGTCACTGTTGGGTGTACTTGTGATAATGGCCTTGCCACCTGTGGCTAGCGTGGGACTTATCGACGTCCAGAATTCTTTGGCAATGCCAGGTCGTACAAACGCAAATTCGTCGGCGTACAGCAATGATATACTCATGCCTCGTCCGGTATTTTCTGTTGTGGTTGTTGATACTATTCTACTGCCGTTTTCAAAGTCTAGATTACCTTTGTTGTAACTGGTAACCCCGGCACGGATATGATCTGGACACAGCTCGTAGGCATAACGAATACGTTGCATGATCTCCTGTGAGCCGGTGTACTTGTGCGCAGCAATCAGGATTGTGGAATCTGGATGGAACATGGCCATCCATAGTAGATATCCAGCTGCGCTGGTACTTTTACCTGTTTGTCGCGGCATCATGCTGATGCTGTAGCGATAATTGTGATAGGTATCTATCAGGCGTCGTTGGTATTCAAACGGATGATACAGCATCTTGCCCTTGGTTGGGTGCTGTATGTGAAAAAAGTTGTCCATAAAATACACAGGACCAGTCACAGGATCTGCACAGGCCAAAAATTCAGCCAGCTGTTGCTCGGTGAATGTGGTATTCTTGTACGGGGTTTTGACTAGGTTAGATTCAGTTTGACTCATAGTAATTTACTTATTTCGGGCCATAACTTGGCAAATTGACCTTGCTGATCGTGATGATATACGCTTTCTATTTCGTTGATGTGTTGTTTTAATTCGGCACGCAGATCTTGAATGCTAGATAAATTGATCAAAACAGTTTGAAAAAAATCCTGTTCGCTAGCAAGGCATATTCCAAGACTCAATAACTGTTTAATTTCCTGCCTGGCTAGGTCTGCAATGCCATCTCCGAGACGGGCAGGATCCAGGCATTCGGGTTGATACAGGCTCTGCCAATGTATAGTAAGTCCGCGGGCTCGTGCAAACTTGGTAAGTTCTACCAAGCAAGTTGCATTGTACAAGTTGTATACTGCATGTATACCGCCCCAGTGTCCATGCGTGTCCATAAGAGGCTTTAATAGATCAAGATTCTTTTCCAACAGGTTCCATGTGCCGCCGTGCCGCACGTATTCAAATTTGTTGCCAATGTTGTCGAAGCTCAGACTCCATCCTACTTGTTTGCGATCAGCTAGCTTGGCAAAAATTTTGTTGGTAGCCAGCTCCACACTCACATTGGTTATCAAGGTCACGACACAGTTTTCCGGCAATACATCAAGCAGTCGACTGTTTTCCGGCAACAGCAAGGGTTCGCCGCCAACCAAGGCCACTTCTCTTATGTGACTCCGATGTTGTTCAAGGTAGTCACACACCTGCTCGTAGTAAGGACGTGCACCGGATTTGAACGGTATATGCTTGAGTGCAGCCCATTTGCTAGAACACTTGTCACCACAATAGTTGCAACTCAAGTTACAGGTAGTATTCCAGCGTACATCAATCAAGACCGGCACATGCTCAGTATCGGCAGCAGTGGTGCAATCGAATTCAGGACTGACCTCGTTGTGCCAGTTGCGTTCACTGCGCCCATAACGTTCGGCTTGTATACAGTTGTGACAGTACTTTTCGTGAAGTTTTCCACTGCGTAGAGTTTGACGGATTTCCTGTAGCACTGGGCCGTGCAGTATTTGCTCGATACTTTGTGCGTCTAGATTTCCCAGCATGTTAGGATCACCGGCACAGCATGTTTTTACATCACCACGAGGATTTATATGCAGTCCCCTCCATGGGGCTGCACAAGATTGATAGCTCATACAGTAATTATGACTGTGATTGATTGCGAAATTTAAATTTCATAAAAGCTGACTTTGACAATTGCATTTGATCAAGGAACTGCTCAGCAAGCCATTGTTGAGCAACAGTCCCAGGATGAGCCAGATCTCTGGCCTGGCGATCGTAGTAGATATGGCTTTTTGGCTGGTTTACAAACAAGGGAATTGACGCCAGCGCACAAATTTGTTGTATTGCCAGCAGATTTTTTCTAGCGGTTATATCTTGATTGTGTTGCTGGGTCAACCAGGCCTTGCCAAAATCAGGGTAACGGTCCAACCTATAAGGAGCAACTGAAATAAAATCACCGTTTATGTCGCAAAATTCAAATCTCGTTGGTGGTGGTGGCAATACACAAACAAATTGAACGTTGAGTTTGGGGAGATAATATTCCAACAATCTAAACACAGTGTCAAACGAGCAACCACCAACTCCAAGATTCCAAATATGATAATTACACAATTTGGATAAAACACTGGGCCATGTTTGATCCTGGGCTACCCCAACTCCTTCTGTATAACTACAACCCAGGGCTAATCCACTGGGCTGTTGATCAAAATCAGCAGTTCTAAATCCGTGATTGTTGTATTTGTAAGTGATAACCCTGGGGTCGAGCCAGTTTAAATCTTGTAGTTGTTGACGATACTCTGGAATGGCGCAGTGTTTTTTGAATGTTTGTTCCGAGTCCATGCCACTCCATTCTACCGTACTATTACAATACCGGATATTACAGTGATGGGCACAAGGGTCAACATTGGCCAACCAGTTGTCCATTATATTACTGTCCTAGATTAAATCGCATGCCAGTTGCCTGTTCTACAGCGGCCACGGGCACTTGATACCGGGGCAGGTCAGCCACAGGCAGGGCGGTATTGGGCATTAGGTATGCTTGAACATTCTTTGAGTTTTTTTCGATAATGATCTTGTATAGACGTGTGGGAATGCCTAGACCGTTGCCCACCACAGGGTGCCCGGCATCATATATGCCGCCGGATATGATGTAGAAGTCTGCGTTGGGATTGGTTGCCCAGGCTCGTTCCCAAGTTTCCAACTGCTTCCAGATGCCGCGATTATTGCCAGCATTCTGTGCTACTATGTTTGATAAGTAGAAACTTTCTGTCATGATCACATCATTCTGTGTGTTGTTGGCAGCTGGAGCCATGTGTCCGCGGTCATGTGTCTTGCCCACTACCGCATAGTCTGCCAAGGTGGCACTGCAGGCAGGAGTCACAGCAGGGTCAGGGCGAAAGTTGTCTTTACGTTTGGCAGGCCCAGTCATTGCGGCCACGGTCAAGTGCTCAAATACTGCTACAGGAGCCTTGACTGAACAACGATGGATCACAGCGTAGTTCATATGGCAAATTTCCTGATCACCGGGCTGTGCTTGATACTGTGGAGTACCGTTAGCAGTGAACTGCGAGCACTGAGCGTTGATCTGTGCAAATGCCAATACAGGTGTGGCCAGTAATACCAGTAATAGTCGTTTCATAATTTTTGTATTATGTTTCCATAGTTACTGCAAACCACAAATCTATCTTAGTGGCATTATCTAATCGTCGACATGCAATGGCCACACCAAAACGATACTGCAGGTATGGGTCTTGATTTTTCAGTGCAGGAATCTTGAACACGCCCGGTAAGGCACGGCCACATCGGCGGAGATACTTCCGGTACGGCCTTCAGCCACAAACTCTCGGGCTCTCATCGTGGATAGCCAGCAAATCCTTTTACAGGACTGGTTGTGTTGGTTGATTTTAATTCTTGACTGGCTTGATCTGCACCATTGAGATCCTGATGTTCGCCGCCAGTGGCCTGCAAGGCCTGCTTGATCATTTCGTTTTCAATGTCTGTGTAAGGATGTGCTGTGTTGTAACGTCCGGCCCAGCTTTCGGTGTCCAGATCCAACGGTGTGACTCCATCGGCACAGGCCACTGCCATCATGACTCGATTGAGTTCATAGGTTCTATCGTATCCACCCCGATCACGAAACTTGTGTAATCCTCGTGTGGCTATCTGACGCCGTTGGCCAATTTTGCCTGTGCGTTTTTCTACCAGGAACTCTTGGGCACGCACGGTCAAGTTCCGGCAGAGTTGAACACACTGGATTGTGCTGAACTGGCTGTGCCAAGTTCAAGTGCTGTGAATGGTGTGCCAACCACAGTGACCTTGTTGCCTGCACCCGAATACACTTCAAACACAGTGTTGGCTGAGATTAAAATTGGTGCACTGTATATGTTGCCTGCAACTATGGCCGAGCCCAGTGCTGTGGCATACACCTGATAGGTCACTGCATTGGCACCAGTGGTGATCTGCAACTTGTCAGTGTAGACTGTAGCGTTAGCCAATAATGTGTATACGTTTGCCATTGTGCATTACCCTTTGTAATTTTTCCAGGTCTTGAACAGGTTGCGCTCAAGTTCCACATTCTCTTCCATGCTGACCTGGCGCCGTAGTTGACTTGCAACTACAGGCACTGTGGCTTGACCAGTTGACTTGGGTCCATTTAGGCCACCTGAATACTGAAATGGATTGTCACTGGTTTCTGTGTTGGTTGGATAGTCTGGCGCATTTTCATCTATGCAACCACACGGTGCTTGACCGCATGATGCACACTCTTGTTCTTGAGCCTGCATACCACTCATCTTCAACAAGTCGGCTAGTGCATCTGCATCGGCATCAGTGGCATTTACACTGACAGTCTTTTTACCTTGCTCGTCCACACTCACATTGATACTCATACCTTCGTTGATGATGTTTTCAAGGCGACTGCTTAGTCCTTCGTATACACCTTTGCCAAACTGCATGCCTTTTGCGGCTTTAGGAGCGGCATCGGCTGTTGCTACACTACCTGCAGTGGTTGTTTCTTCAACTTTTTCTTCTTTAGTATCCGTGTCTTTGCCTTTTTTCAGAAAGGCTGGCTTTGTGTCACCGGATTGTTTCTTGTCGGCCACAGCTTTTTTCATTGGCTCTTTTTTGTCGCCGTCCTTGTCCATGTCTAAAAAGTCTGGCCTGGCGCCCTTGGGCTTGGCCTTTTCAGCAATAGCTTGTTGATCAGAGTGATCAGCGTGATTCTGCATGTAGTCATCTACCGACGTCATCATGCCTTCAATCTTGGCCAACTTGCTTTGTACCCACTCTGGCAAGTTGTCGTTGTCATTGAGAATCTTGTGCAAGGCCTGAGCATGACGCACAATAGTCTTGATGTCGCACTTGGCACTTTCGCCTTCTTGATCGTATTCACCTTGGTCAGCTGGATCTTGAGCATCCTCATTGGCCTTGGCAGGACGACCATTCTTGTACTTGTAGCTCTTGCCGGTCACACGCTCAGGACCTTTAGCTGGACCTTTTGGACGTCCTTTTTTCTTGGGTGTGTCACTGTCTGCTGTATCTTTGTCCATGCCAGCCTCTGGAGCACGGCGAGTATAACGCTTGCTGTAACCAGTGTCATGCACATCAAAGTTGCCTGTGCCTTTTTCTTTCTCACGGCTCTTTAACCAGGCATCCATTTCGCCAAAGCCTTCGTCCACGGCTTCTCCGTGTCCGCCAATGGCCTTGCGCATGGCATCAGCTGCAACGTCGCCTAGCATTTCGTCCACTTCTTTTTTGGCACCAGCAATCTTGTCAGCAAATGTGATCTTGTCTGCGGGTGGTGCCAGCTTGGCAAAACTCTTTTGCTTTGGCGTCATTGCAGGCATGCCATCTTCTTTGACCGGATAAGACTTGCTAGAGTAAATTCTTTCTATTTCCTTACGAATTTCTTTGTCGCTTAGTCCCTTAGCTCTCAAGTCTCTGACCAGTTTCGTTTCTGTGTGAGGGCCAGCTTCAGCTTCGTCCATCTTTTTGCACTCGCATGGTGAACAATCACAAGCGGAACAATGATCCTCGTTGGTTTTGTGACGGAGTTTATTTAGTACTGCGCCTGCAACACGCTCGCCTGCGGCTTTGGAACCATATCGTTCTGCTGCACCTTTGGCAATCTTGGCAAAGTTTTTGCCTGGCTTGCCGATGTCTTTGCCGGCGGCTGCACGTTTGGCTGAATAGTCGGCTTCGTTGAGTGCCTGTGTTAAGGGCGACCGGGCAACAGTTTCTGCTTGCGCAGACTCAGTGATTTGTCTAGCGTCTTGCTTGCTGGCTAAGTCTGCCAGGCGTTTGTTGAGATTATGAAAAAATGACATTGTGTTATCCTCGTGGGTTAGAGCCAGTTGCCGGGCGTGGTGGGCGTTTTACCCGGGTCATTGGGCTGGTTACACCCATTGCTAAATCGTTTGTGGTTTGAGCAGCAGGTGTTTTGCCACCTGCCACGGTAAAGTCACTGCGGTATGCATTTTTTAACACTGCATGATCGTATGGACCTGTGCTATAATCGGCACTGAGTGCTTTTTGTTCAGCATTGTCAGCAGGAAAGTCTGTGTCGGTCAACAGATCTTTGTTTTCTGTTTCTACCCGTTTACGCTCTAGATCCATGCTGTCTTCGTGTGGTGTGGTCAACATGATGATTCTGTTTGGATCCATGAACAACACCTGTGCCAGTTGTTTGATCTGTGGTTCAATGGCAGGGTAGCGAAATTCCACATCAATACTGGTGACACTGTCGTTGCTGTGTGCTGGAAAATCAGCAGGTTTCATTTGCACAGGAGTTGATTTGGCACGGCCAATTTTTACTGGATCAAACTGCTTGAGTTTTTCCTCCAGCTGTCGAACAAAATCCGGTGCCACATCGCCTACAATCTTTATACGATAATTGTAGGTTCTTTCACTTTCAGTGAGGTATTGTTGAAAATTTTTCATTAGTTTATTCCCTATACGATATTTATGCTTGGTTACTGTTTTGGTCTCTGGAGGCCAAGAGTCTTTCCAGTAGATCGTTGCGACTCAGCACTTGTCCCTGAGCTGTTTCTACAGTGCCGGCTTCTTCGGGCGCATGCCTAGCTTGATCCTGATCTAGCTTGAGTTTTTTCAACTGTAGATCAAGCATTTTTAATTTCTTGTTTAGTTTGGTTGTTTTTGCTGTTAGAGCATGCCCTAGCATGGTACTAGCCACAGCAAAAAGTTCGCTGGCATAACGACTGTCTACATTGAATCCTAAATCACTGAGATTTTGATAGCTTTCCTTGGCCAAATCCGCAATGTCATCCAGTTCTCTATCACTGGCATCCAGATCGCGTATGCCTGGTAGAGCCGCGTCAATTTTGTCTATGGTTGCATCAATCTGGGCTAGTTGTGCCTGCGATGGCGCTGTTGCAGGCTCTGTTGCAACTTCAGCTGGCTCTAGTTCATCGAATTGGAACAGTTCTTCTAATTTCTTAGTCATACCTTATTTATAGGCATGTTCACCGGCTGTTACTTCTTGCCGCCTTGGTGAAATATGTCATCTTCGGTGATCACCCTGAATGTCAAACCCTGTTGTTTGCACCAGCGTGTGGCTGCGTCCCATTTGCAGTAATTAACGGCCACTGTGGCTCGTTGGTTGGCATTCATCTTGCTTTCTACTAGGCTTTGGCTTTTGGGCTTGATTTCAATCATTTCTGCTCGCATGGTGTTTTTTGGGCCGCGATATGTGACTATGAAGTCCGGCACATACATGGTCATTTTGCCTGTGAGTGGGTGACGATAAGGAATGCGTACTGGCTCTGACGCCCAGTTCAAGATGTTTTCGTTGTTGTCCAGAAACAACATAAACGTTAATTCCCAGCCTGATCTGTACCTGGGCGTGCCTTTGCCCACATACTTGGCAGTGTTTTTTACAGTGTATAACCCTTGACGAAAGTTATTGGCCATACATCAACTTCTGATATTTCTAGACACATAGTAATTGGGCTGAGTGGGCGCATTTACACCCAGCAATGTGCTACTACTACGCAGTCCGTTCAAATAATAGGCCAAGCTCAAGGTCAATTGCGGAGCTGTTTGCCCTTGAAACTGTTGCAACAGGGTCATGACCGAGATGCCAGTTTGTTGACCAATGCGGAATACTGCCACTGTAAAATTGTCAGCGGCCTCAGCTGACTCAAACACCGATGCAAAGTAAGACCTAACTGCATCGTACTGATCAGCTGGTACAACTTGTTGATATTTGTAAAATTTGTCAAAAATTTGAACAGTCTGATCAATCCTGTTGTTGATAGCATTAACCGAACTCATGATTATCCTTCACTCCAGCCGTTGTTGCTGACTGGATTTGCGTTGGTATTTTTTGCGTTCAAGGGCCCATTCCACGGAAAGGTCTGGCCGCTCGGGCTATTTGCTGTGGGTTGCTGAGCAGATGGCGTACTATTGTTTGCAACAACACCGAGTCCTCCGGCAATGGTCGAAGTCAATGTTCCAGCATTGGAATACAGATATCCTAAAGCAGTGCTGGCAAGACTGGCACCCACGGCACCTATGGTGTTCTGTAGAGTATTTTGTCCTGTGCTCAAGGCTTGTAGGTCTTGCTTGTTGCCTTGTGGCACTGATCGTGTAGCACCTTGTGTAGTAACTGTGTTGTTGCTGCCAGGTTTAGCAATAGGACTGATTGCAGTATCGTAGTGGGCAGGATCAGCAAACCCGGGTACTGAATTACTGGGTTGGTCACCACCGATGGCACCAGAATAATATTTTACAGCTTCGTATCGTATGCTCATGGTGTGTGTGACCAAGCCGTTGCCTTGACTGTAATCGTAGGTGTCGTGTTGCCACTCTGTGATCAAGGGATTGATCATGGTGTACTGTGCATAGGTCTTTTGTGCCATGCCGTATATGGTAATATCTCTAAAAAATGGCTCTACACTGCTGGATGGCCCAGTCAACAAACTGGAGCTCAAACTCTGCAGACTAGGATTTGAATAGCCTTGGCCGCTGAGTCCCCAATGCTGAACCACTCGGGCAGGGCTATATGTGTCATTTGACCCGTAACTAAAGCCACTCAGAGCACCGGTGATGTCTCCTACAACACCAGCCTGTGCAGGCGTGTTGCCATACTTGTAGGTTGGGTCGCTGTAGTAGTATTGATAGTACTGATACCACATGTTGCGAATCAAGTCACTTGAATCATCGTTGAACACAATCTGTGCAGGATTATAATTGATCTTGGTTTGGACCAGTCGTTTACGATTATACTGATTCATTGTGCCAACATCCACAGTGTAGCTGGGCAACTGGGCTGTCTTGACCATAAGGCCAATTACACTGCTTTTGCCGCCGGACAGCAGGTTAGCTACTGCTGGTATATTGGTGTTTAGATTAAAATTGACATAGAATAAAAACTTGTTGCGAGGCGCAAGGTCATATCCGCCAGCCTTGAATGTTTTACTAGCGTGGGTATAATTTCTAAGCCCTTGCCCAGGAGGGAAAGGCTGTAGATTGTCTTGGCCAAATGCCACGGGCTATTAACCTGTAGCTACGTTGTTGACAGTTGGTATGATAGCAGCACCAACACCAACATCAGCACCGGTGGTGGTCTGCATAGCGTTGTCGTAGCGAATGGTCATGGCCACTGTCATTGGTTCGTTAGATCCATAGTTGGCATCGTTGTAGTTGACGCCTTGTAAATAACAGCCCAAGATAGTCCATGTTTCTAAGGCCACCGGAACGTTCACTCCGTTGCCACCGTCTAACACTTCAAATACCGTGGTAAACTTGTAGTCTAGTCCCGAGGCAGCACTTGACTGCTCCATAAAGTCCAACTGCTTCTGTAACTGTTCGCCTACTAATCTGCTGACATTGCCGCCAGCATCATCTCGTAGTTCGCAACTGATATCCTGCCAGCTATGCTTGCCAGCTAGGCGTATGGTACTGTTGTAGATGGGCAAGTCAATGTTGTCAAAGGTCACATTAGGACGACCAAAACTCATGACCTGCTTGGTTAATTCTGTAGTGGGCTGTGAAATGCCCAAGTTTAAAAAAGACACGCGAAAGCGGTACTTTAACTTTGGCATCAACAAGCCCTGTGATGGGTTGCTTTGATCGCTAGCCAACGGTACGGTCAGTTTAGTTAATGATGATGTGGCCATGTGTTCGTTCTCCTAATATACGTTTATTTATGTAATTTACCTGGGTCAATTATTACGCTGATTGTTGCGCAGCAATTGTTCCGGTGTTTTGAATACGCATTGGTATGTAAATGAACTCAACTGCTTTAACTGGTTCAATTGCAATATCAACATACAGCTCGTTGGCATCAATGGTAGCCGGGGTATTGTTAGTTAAGTCACACACAACCAAGTAGTCGTATAACCCACGCTTGTTGACCAAGTCACTCATGAGTGATGTGATCTGATTGGTGATTGAAGCACGAGTGATTGTGTCATTGGGTTCAAACAGGTACTGATTGCCAATGATTTCCAAACGACCGCGTAGGTATGCTACCAAGCGTGCCACGTTAATGCGATCCAACGCAGTAGTGGCACCTTGTAGAGTATGGTTACCAAAGTTTACAATACCTGTGCCTGGCACAAATGTAATTGGGTTGATGTCGTTGCGATACAGGGTATCACGCAGATTTTGATTCACACCTAAAGACTGGAATTCGCCTGTTTGAGCAACAACATAACCAATTTGCAACGCATTGTCTACTACGCCACGTCGCAGTCCTGCTGGCGCAAACCATGGATAGGCCACGCTGTCACTGCGAATAATTGTGCGCAACATCATGTGACTCGGCGCTGTGACCACTGTGTTACCAGTTAGGTCAGTTGTGCTACAACTTGGGTAAAATGTACTTGAATATGCATCGCCTACAGCCAGGTTACTGTCACCAAAAAATGTGTTGAAATCTGGACTGGTCACAGTATATGCACCTGCATTGCTTGCCCAATCACCCACTTGGTCTGGTGTTAATCGTAATGGTGTGTCGACCACGTTGAATCCTGTTTGACCACGGTCGTTGTTGAGTACAACCATGTTGGGTGCAAGCTCTGGATATTGTGGGCAGGCAATCAAGTTGAACTGAGCCTGTTGCTCGCGCAGTTGTGTACTGGTGTCAATGGCTGCTCTAAGAGCTTTCACAATCAAGTACCGCTGAGCACGACGACCCATATTAGGTGCACCGTCTTCCCGATTTGCACTGGCAGTAGCCCAGGTATCAGTTACTGCTGGCAAAGACTCACCGGGATAATCTGTGGCATTAAATGCATTGGCTTCAAATGCCTTGACGTTGAATCCTGATCTGCGGGTGTTCCATAACAGTACTCCTTCTGGATACAGCAACGGATTAGGTGCGTCAAGATCCAGGTAGTCACTGGTGATCAACGGTGTTGATCCTGTGGCAATAGGAGGCAATGGATCTGTGATAGGATTGGTGGTTCCGTTTGGAGCCCAGCGAGCATCTGCAAACAGGATACCATTAATTGTGGTCTGATCTGTGTTGCCGATCTGCACCCATTGATCCTGGCCGCTAACCTGTTCCCAACGACTGATCACTGGGTAATTTTCTAAATCACTAGTATCGATCCACAAGTCACCGTAGGCCAATGGACTTTCTGCTGTGTTGGTTTGTGTGGTCGGTGCTGTAGCACTGAAGATTGGGCCAGCAGCATTAGTTAAACTTAGATTGAAGCCGCGCACATCGTTGATGCAATTTTGATAACCAACCCACTCGCCGTTGTTCTGTATCATGATATCGGCAACTGTGCTGTCACTATAATACCAATAAGTGCCGGTAGCAGGGTTGATGCTGGGGGCACTGGTGCTGGCTGTGTATGCGAATGTTGGACTGGATACCCAGTTGCTTAGGATCAAGCCAGATACTTGCCCGGCTGTATACCTATTACGTATGCCAACTACACCGGTGTTGAATCCAGCTGTGGCCAAAGGTGTGTTGGTTCCGTCAATTAAGAAAATATCGCCGCCTGTGGCATGCACAAACACAACAGCGCCTGCACTGTTGATATCAGCACTGACATTGTCTACACCAGCAGAACTGACCGCAGAAATAAAGTCAGCAGTGGTTGTTCCTGACACCGTCACTGTGACTGGCGCAGTTGTTGTTGGTGTTCCTGGTTGTGTAGCCGATAATTCAAAGGTAGATGAAGAGATAAATGTAGGATTAACTGCGGCACCTGTAATTACAGTAGCACCAGTGGTCACACGCTCAAGAATTAAAAATCCTGCAGTTGAATTGTTGTAAGGGTCAATCTGTGCATAGGTTGTACTGACTGGAATACTGGATCCGCCGTTGGCAGGATCTATGCCGTAAATAGCAACAGCATCATTGGAGTAAACTGGGCATGCTTGTGGCACAAATGCACCCAAGGTGCTGTTGTAACGATTGACCGCTACTAGCATACCATTATTGACTGCATTGATTTGCTGGAACACACTGCCAGTTGGTTCTGGTTGTGTGTCAGATGATTTCCATCTTGGAGCTTGATAGTTATAGCCGTATGCATAGGCAGGGGCTGCATATTGCCCAGAAGTAATACCTAACGCAATCAAGGGTGTGCCCACGTGATTGCTAATAGCAATAACACCTGTGCCTTCTGTGCTACCATCATTAGTAGCAGTACTATCGGCGTACAAAGATAATTTTCCGCCAATATTGGCTGCATAAACTCCTTGTGCATTCATGACGGCATTGATATCTGTGACCAGTTGTGTAACGGTGTTAGGAGAGACAACTGTAATAATTGTGTCATTGATGTTGATAGCATTGTTCACTGTCAATGAGGTCGGTGCTAGTGTGCCTTGTACGGTGGCCCAGGCTGTTTTCCATTCGTCGCTGCCAACTAGGACCCAGGTGTTGTATAGATCGCTGGCACTTAAAGTATCTTGTGTCCACCCCGGGGCCTGCGTTGTGGTAGGGCCTCCGCGTTTGTAGTACAAAGGATTGTTGATGTTTGTGGACACCACTGCATAATTGCCAATGCTGCCGTAGCTGGCCAAGGGCACTGTGCTAAGTGTTTCAAGATTGGCAGTGTTTGTGATTACCGTGGCTGTTTGCTTGGTAAACGCCGAAGTGGTCTGATTCCACTGATTGATGCCCTGGGCACTTGTGGTAGTATTCAACCAGTAGGTTCCGTTGGCAGGAGCACCTGTTGGACGTGTCAGTGTGGCTGTAAGTGCAGCCAGGTCAATGTCGGCTCGCATCACGTAGGCAATGTTGGTTGCGCCAAGAGCAGAATACGCAGCCAATGCTCCGTATTCGTTGAGCTCGTATCCGTTGATAGGAGTACCAGCTGTGGTATTGTAGAAGAATGGTACGCCAAATGTGCTTAGTAAATCACGTTGGCTGGTCATCAAGAACAGTTTACCGGCATTGGCTGCTAGTGTGCCTGGGGCAATACCAGTACCTGCGCCAGAAATTTTGTTCTCGGCAGTTGCCAATAAAATAAATGGTACTGAGCTAGCAGCTGAGGGTGTGTAATTGCTTTGATCAATTACACTGACTTGTACACCTGGGGATAGTAAGGCCATAACAGATTCCTTTTTTTGTTAATTACAGATATTTATCGGTCTCGACAAAAAAGAAGCTGGTTGCAGACGACAAGTTGCGTGAGAATAATTAAAAAGCAAGATATTTTGTAAACAATAATCCTATATAGTAGGTTCGCAACATAAGTAATAGTATGACTTTGTTAAATCAAGCCAGTGTTTACTGGATACACTTGCTGGAACACACCGACATTAACACCCAGGGCTACGTGGGGGTGTCCAAGGACGTGGATTTTCGCACCGTAACACACCTGCGCCAACTTGTGGACGGTACACATACCAACCCTCATCTAAAATATGCATTTGACAAATACGGGTGGGAAAAATTCAAAGTTGACGTGGTACTATGCGGAGATGAAGCCTATTGTTATGTTGTGGAAAACTCCCTACGCCCGCTCAAAAATATTGGATGGAACATCACCATCGGTGGGCATCGTGGACCAGGATGGACCAAGGGTGTAAAGAAAAGCCAGCAGGCAATTGCAAAACAAAAAGCCACAACTCTTTTGCGATACGGAAATCGAAAAGAACTACGAGAAATTGCCAGAAAAGCGCAAGTTGCAACAAATCGTGCTGCACGGGCTCAACAAAAAGCTCAAGCTGCTATAGATCTCCAGCAGGAGCGTGATCGTATCAAGCAAGAACGTGCCAAGAAAAAGTTGCAAAAGTCAGAAAGAATCCAACAAGAGCGTCAACAGAGAAGGCAAGAACGAGCAGTAGAAAAGGCTGAAATATCGCTAAATCAACCGCGTCCCATCTGTCCGTATTGCAGTCAAAGACCCAGGGCTGTGGCCTATCATAGACCAGATCGAATCTATTATCGCAGTGGATGTATGCAGTGTCTGAAACGGAGCCAGCACAGAACTGTACCCAAGATGCGGTGGCAGTTGGCAGGCTACAAGAAAAAACCCACGTGCGATCTTTGTGGGTTTAGGGCTAGATATTCAGCTCAGTTACAAGTGTTTCACATGGACGGCAATCTCAACAACACAGGGTTGGCAAATCTAAAAACTATATGTCAAAACTGTGCAGTTGGAATCAAGAAGTCAGATCAGCCGAGTCGGGCCGGAGATCTCGAACCAGATCTGTGACCTGAGCAAACAAGGCATCAAGCCCGTCGGCGTTGTTGTCAATTTCATAGTCAAACACAGTGCCTGCCCAGGCTGTTTCGCTGGAGTGAACGGCAAATTTGGGTAGTAATCGCAGGGCTTCCGTGTCGCCTTGATTGGCAGCAACAGCAGTGTCAAACCACGCGGGTTCTGGGCCTCTGCGCACACGCACCACTACACCGCCGGCGTCACGAATAGCATGAATTTCGTTGGGGAATCTGCAGTCGGTGATCACAATATTGTCCTGTGAGTTGCGCATCTTGTTTTCCAGGGCTGCCACCCACATGTTGTCGTGGAATCCTTTGCGGAACACTTCAGTGCCAAAATATTGCAGTACCCATCTGGGAGTGAGATGCGGCATTTCGAGTCGTTCAGCCCACCATGCATCCACAGTTTCGCGCCAGGCTCGGCTGGTTGCAGTACGACCTTCCAGCAGATCACAATCCCATCCAAACACACTAGCCACAGCATCTTTGAGCGTGGCAGCAAATGATTCTCTACGAAACTGATGTATGTTTTGCAGATAGTCTGCAATGGTATCTTTTCCCGACCCTATAAGTCCTACCAGTCCAATGATCATGCCAGGGTCCGTACATTTAGATGTTTAAGCGTGCTTTGCAACATGTCGATCTGTCTACGGCAATCTTCGAGTGCATGGTGTGTTGTGGGTGGCTTGGGTAATTCAGGCCAAAGGCTGAACACCGTGCGTGAATCACGCACCTGATAGAACTGCCACGGAATTGGCTTGCCATAGCTCTTGTATGCATGCTCTAGAATGGTACAATCAAAAGTGGGACCTTGCGCCCAGAGAAATTTAGCATGCCAAATAATTTTGCCCAGACTGTCCAGGGCCTTGTCTAGATCTACTCGGCCTTCTTCCATGAATGCTTCGTCTCTGGCCGCTGCTGGTTGAGTTGCCCACCAGGCCAAGGTGTGCTCGTCAATGGTGCGATTTTCCTGGCTTTCCAGTGCGACTCGGGCATAGTACTGCTGTTTACCGTATCCTGTACCAAATGGGTCAAATACCTGGGCGGCAATGGAAAGAATAGTGGCACTAGGACCTACGCCGATTGTTTCAATGTCTATCATTAGTGAATTGCTCATGATACAAGTATACACTAATTGTTGATATATATCAACTAAAACGGTAAATAAAGGTGTCAATCGCGATGTTGGAAGCATCCACTGACTCTAACAGTTTAAAGGAACTATCAGCATGTCTACTTATCCACTCCGATTCTACGTATACGCATATCTGCGCAAACACGACTTGACTCCGTATTATATCGGCAAAGGCACCGGTAGCCGGGCATGGGCAAAAGATCACAAGGTCATTGTTCCTGTTGATGATCGGCGGATTATTATTGTAGAGTCAGGGCTAACTAATTTAGGTGCGTTGGCTATCGAACGTTGGCTTATCCGCTGGTATGGACGCAAAGATAATAACACTGGTATATTACGCAACATGACCGACGGTGGTGACGGGGGCTGTAACGGTGTACCATCAGAAAAAAGAAGACTGGCCTGTATCAAATCCAATCAAGAAAGAGTTTGGCAAGAGAGTTCCAAAAACCAATTAAGAAAAATTAATACTGGAAAAACATATTCAGCCGCAATCAATGCCAAAAAAGGATCTACCAAAGGGCAGATCTGGATGTATAATACCAGCACGTTGACCGGATTACGTGTCGATACTCACAAAGTTACTGCGTATGTCAATAATGGGTGGGTTAAAGGAAGAGGTCCGACTATAAAGTTAAATCATAATCGAAACAAAAAATATATCTTTAATCCTGCTACAAGCAAGACCAAAATGATATCCCAGCAAGATCTGGAATACTACGTATCAATTGGGTGGACTCCGGGCAGGAAGTAATTATCCAATAATCCAAGTTAATGGCTGAGAATTATCCACATAGTTTTTAAGATCTTCCAGGCATCTGTCCATAGCTGCCTGTGCCTCAGCTTTCATGGCTGATCCATTTAGGCTGCCACCGCCCTGTGGGCCTGCAATGGTGCTGAATTTTTCACGGGCTTCACCAATGATCATCTTGCAGTTGGCCACCATGTAGTCGCGGAGCCATTGCCGAATCTGAAAATCTGCAAGCAGGTTAAACTCGGGCTTGAGATTGTAACTCCATAACAGCACATTCTCGCCGGTGCCTTTGGGGTCACGCATGAGCTGTAGTTTTTTGGTCACAGAGTTGTAGCTGTAATTCATGTAGGCGCCAAACATCTTGCCGGCCTGTTCCACATACTGCGAGTAAAAATCAAAAGTGGCAAGGCCGCCGGCCACGTTGAAGTTCATGAGGTACACGTTCATACTAGCTTGGCTAAACGGGTCAAAATTGCTGGCAAATGGGCCGGTTGAGTCGCCGAATGTTCTGCGATATATGGTGCGCACAGTTATGATTTCCTGCGGCAGGGTGTAGATGTTCACATTGGTCACAAGCTCCAGGAACGTGTAACTTTCTTCGTAGGCATTTTGTGCTCGCTGGCGATACACCCCAATGGTGCGTTGATATGCGGCTTCGTAGTGCTCGGCGTCCAGTTCAAGGTCAATGATTTGACTGCCCAGTTGCAGGCGTACATAATCAAACAGTTCTTGTTTCAGTGTGTCTAAGCTGGATTCGTTTTCTACTGCCATTGTGGTTGCTCCTGGTTGCTAGTATTTAGCAGTTTACCAGGCCCATAGTATCATCAAATTGTCGTTGCCCCTGCCGTTCCATTTGACTTCGGTTGACTTTATGTCCTTGAATATTTTGCGTGCGCCCGGTTTACTACTTGACAATAATTCTTTAAGTTGTTCAGCCGGTTTGCGCAGAGTTTTTTGTACCGTAGTTAAACTATCAAACCCTATCACCGCAGATCCTTTGATGGTAAATGTGCCTATGTGGCTGTCAGCCATGACATGAATCAGTTTACGCTTAGACGAGTCAAATAACCAGGCTTCTGTGGCTGCGACCAGTTTTGTTACTGGTTCAGATTTCAGCTTGAGCTCGGCGAATTCCTTGAGATGCTTGAATCCTCTCGCTGTGCGCTCTGGGCTGATGGCTTTTTTGGCTCTGGGCTTGCGTTCTACCTTCTTCAACTGCACATAGCTGTTGCAGTCGTTGATCACTGTTTCACAGAATTTCACACACTGCTTGAGTTGCAGTTTTGAAAGGTGGCTGTAGCCTTCCACTAGGTCGGCATCCTCGCCTACTAGCACTTCTGCAA